CGACCGAGCCCGCCGCGCCGTCCGGGATGCCTAGAGGGTCTCGTAGACCACGTGCCCACCCATGAGGCCCGTGGTGCCGCCGGTAAAGGCGGACAGGCTGACCTCGCCGAGTGGCTGCGTGTTGCCGACGATGGAGATCTCTTCGCCCGGCGCCGCCACCCAGCGGACGATGCCGCCGAAGGCGTTGAAGGAGAGATTGAGCAGGTGCGCGGTCGCGGACCGCTGGGGCTTGGTGGTCGCCACCGCGCCGACGATCACGGGCGCGGCCAGGGCGGCCGTGGCGGCGTCGAGCGGCTGGTCGGTGCCCCCCGTCTGCTGCGTGACCGTCGCGCCGATGGTCGTATCGCGCGAGAGGAGCATGATCGAGGGCGAGCTCGCGCCCGCCTGGCCGCCGAGGTAGACCTCGAGGATGTTGGTCCGCTGGGTCACCGACCCGCCCAGGAGGATGCAGATGTAGGTCGAGTCGACGAGGTTGGTCGTGTCGGCCGTCGCGGTCGGGGTGACGGTGGTCTGCGACTGAATCCGCTTCGCCATATTCGGCTCTCCCTAGACCAGCGGGCTCGGGGGTGGCGTGTATCGGGCGCCCGGCAGCAGGTAAATCAGCGTCGCGAGCTGGGCCGTGGTGCCGACGTCGGCGTACTTGCCCCGGGCCCAGGTGTAGCCGTTCTCCGTGTCGAGATCCTCGTCGTTGAACTCGACCATGGCGAGGACCTGCGTGGCCCCGGTCGTGCCGTCCATCGCTAGCGTGTTCGCCGCCGTCTGCGTGACCTTCGTCATGGTGCCGGTCGTCGTGATGTCCGCCGACCGCCGGACGTCGGCGCGCGTGAAGTTGAGCGCCTTCGCGGTGGTGAAGGTCGAGTCGGTGCCCTGCTCGACCGTCAGCGTGGCCGGTTCGCTCGCCGAGCCCGCCGCTTTCACCACGAGAATGACGAGGTGGTCGTAATGCTTCATGTTGACGCCCTTGCCCGTGATGGCCCCGGAGGCGAGGTCGGTCGGGACGAAGGCGACGGCGATGCCCAGCTCTTCCGCGAACAGTCTCGGGTTCATGTTCGGATCGTCTCCTCGGCCGTTACCGCGCCGCCAGGGCGATGAAGGGGCTCAGCGTGTTGGAGCCCTTGAAGGGCGTCAGGGTCGTCCGCCAGCTGGGCTGCCCGTTGATCCGGAAGACCCACCGGAAGGTCTGCTCGTCGTTCAGGAAGCGGACGTGCATGGAGGTGTCGTACCGGAGCCCCTCCCCGGCCTTCGTGATGACGACGTACTGGTCGAGGTTGACGAGCAGGATGTCGCCCACGGTGCCGAGGGCCGACGAGTATTCCGTCTCGATCACGGGCTTGCCGAGCAGCATCCCGTTCGCGGTGTTGGACAGCCCGCCCGGCGGCAGCCAGACCGGCTGCTGGCCGATCACCAGGGAGGGCAGCTGCGTCATCATGTCCGGGCAGATCAGCCAGACCGCGCCCGGCTTCAGGCGCGCGGGCATCCGCGCATACATCTTGAGGACGTTCGGCACGGTGAGGGTGGCGGCCGCCTGCGTCGTCTCCGCCGCCTGCGTCACCAGGGCCGGGGAATTCAGGATGCCGAGCGGCTGGCCCGTGCCGTTGCCGAAGAGGATGGAGGCATCGATCTTGAACGCGAACTCCGACTCGAAGGACGAGCCCAGCATCGCCTCGAGGGCCGAGGAATCGCGGATCAGGCGCTCGGTGGCGTAGGCCAGGCCCATGATCTCCTCGAGCCGCAGCTCGCCCTTGCCGATCTTCGGCTGCTTGGCGCTGACGGTCTGCGCCTCCGCCTTCCAGAAGACCTGCACGCCGCCCCACCGCGAGCCGTCGACCCGGCTCGACTCGTCGATGTAGGGGTACTCGAGCCCGTCGAAGTCACCGCCGATCGGGATGTTCCGGCAGCGGGGGAGGAGCTGGGCCTGGGCCGTCGCCCGGTCCAGCATGGCGGTCGACCAGTCCTTCCGGACGAGGAAGCCGCCGTCGGAGGGCACGCCGACCGACATCCCGGAGCCCGCCGCCATGTAGGCCTCGAGCTTCTTGTTCAGGACATCGACCTTGGCCCCGCCGAGCTGCGACCGGACGCTCATGGAGCTCTGCGCGGCGACGGCCTGGAGGAACTCGCCGAACCCCCGGAAGTCCGCGTCGACCGGCGTGACCTGGGCGGGCTGGCGGACGGCCAGGTCCGCGATCTGGCCCTTCTCGTGGTCCGCGAGGCGGATCTCCGACTCGATGTCGGCGTTGATCGCGGCGATCTGGGGCTGCAGCTCGTCCAGCTCGGCCAGGATCTGATCGCGGCGCGTCTTCTCTTCGATCAGGAGGGGCCGCTTCTCCTGCTCGGCGCGGTCGCTGATCTGATTGCCTTCCTTGATCAGGGACTGCCGCTGACCGTCGAGCTGCGCGAGCTGCGTGGCGAGCTGCCGGTGCCGCTTGGTCATGACTCCGGTCCTCCGTTGTGGTGGGGACCGGGCGGACAAACAAAAAGCGCGTGGCGCCCGGCCACCACGGAAAACTTCGTCCGTGATGTCCAAGCGGCGCACGCGCACCGTAGAGGTCGCGAGTATTGCCGCTGCTAGTCGCTTCTCACCGGCACCGTAGAGGTCCGACGTCTCGAAGCGACCCTTTGCCTACTTCACGATTCCGGACGCTACCGTATCGACGGCTCGAATTGCGAGACTTTTTTTCAGACCAGGGCGGAGGCGACCCAGAAGGCGAGCCCCCAGGCCAGGCCGGGGACGACCCCGAGCCCGGTCAGGACGAACAGAATCAGGGCGATCAGCAGCAGCACGCGCGGCAAGTTCCAGCCCGGCCCCGGCCCCGCCGGCGGCCGTTTCATGAGCACGAGCGCGATGAGGGCGACGATCGCGATGATCAGCACCACGAGGAGTAGTTGATCTTGCGTGATGGCGAGACTACCGACTCGCATGGATGGGCCCTCCCTCGGCGTGGGCCGCCAACCGGCGGCGGAAATCCTCGATCTCGGCGGGATCGTGGCTGGCCCCGGGCTCCGCGGCGGGGGCGGCGGCCGCGATCTCGACGGGCTCCTGTTCGGCCTTCATCGACACGCGCTTGCTCCCGCTCGCCAGCCGCACGATCGCCTGCTCGAGCGTGCCGATGCCGTCGACCAGCCCGGCCTTGACCGCCTCCTTCGCGCCGAGGATCCGGCCTTCGCCCATGCCGTCCCGGACCTGGGCGGCGGAGACTGCGCGGCCCCTGGCCACGTCCTGCGTGAACGCCGTGTAGTAGCTGTCGACCATCTGCTGCATGGCTGCGCGCGCGGTGTCGCTCAGGGGTTGGTGCTCGTTCCCGTCGCCCTTGAACTTGCCCGCAGTGACCAGCGTGGTCCGGATCCCGAGCTTGGCCTCCGCCTCGGAGACGTCCTGGTGGACGCCCATGACGCCGATGCTGCCGACCTGGCTGCTCGGGCTGGCGACGATCTCGTCCGCCTGGGCGGCGATCCAGTAGGCGGCGGAGGCCATCATGGTGTTCGCCACCGCGACGATCGGCTTGCGCCCGCGGCTGTCGCGGACGATCTTCGCGAGCTCCTCGATCCCGAAGACCGAGCCCCCGGGGCTATCCACGTCCATGATCACCGCCGAGATCTCCGGGTCCGTGATCGCCGCCCGGAAGGTCTTGCCGAAGGCCTCCGCCGAGGTGCCGCCGCTGATCTGGCTCATCATGTTCATCCGCGGCGAGATGACGCCGTAGAGTGGCACGACGGCCACGGGCCCTCCGCCGGCGGCCGGTTGCCGCGGCCCCGCGCCGATGCGCGCCTGGATCTCCTCGTCGGTGAACATCTGGCCGTCGGCCCGGAGCTCGAGGATCTCGATCATCGTCTCGAGCCGAGCGGGGAGCAAAGCCCAGGGATGTTCCCCAAAAAACTTCAGGACGCGGGCGTAGCGTCGGCTTCCCATGCGATCTCCTCTCCAAGGGCCAGCGCGGTCAGCAGCGCGGGCGCGTGACGGGTCCATTCCTCGCAGACGGCGACGCCGTGCGTGAGCAGCGTCCCCGCGTGCAGTGTCCCATACCGGCGCGCGACGGACTCCTCGAGCCCCAGCGCCTCTTCCAGCACGACGACGTGTTTGCCGTAGAAGTCGGCGACCCACTCCCGCCAGCCCGCCGGGCTCCCGGCATATCGGGGCGCGCACTTCTGGATCGCCCCGACCTCCTTGCGGACCATCCGGCCCGCGGCGCGGACCACGAGGTCGCGGGCCCGCGCATTCGCCGGATCATCGAGCGACGGATCCGACGGCCCGGGGCCGGTCGGCGCCCCGCCCTGGCCGGTCGTGGTCGCCGGGTTGCCCCCGCCGCCGATGTTCTGGGCGCGCTGGGGCTTCTCGAACTCCGGCCCGGGGATGGGGTTGCGGTTCTCCATGACCCGCACTTCGTTCACCGAAAGAATGCCGCCGTCGACGAGCTGCCGCTCGGCGGTCGCGCGGGCGGCGAGGTCCGTCCGCAGCATGGCGTCGACGAGGAACTCCGAGAAGAGGTCATCGTCGTCCTCGAGGAGCTGCCGATCGATCTCTTGCTCCCACAACGTCAACCAGGGGGCGAGGGAGGTGATGAGGAAGCCGAGGAACTGCTGCTCGATGCCGGTGCCCCAGCTCGTGCTCTTCTCGATGTCGCCGATCATGTGCGGCGGCAGCCCGAACCACCGCGCGATGTCGAGCACGCTGAACTGCCGCCCCTCGAGGTACTGGGCATCGCGGGCGGAGACCCCGATCTGCTGCCACTTCAGGCCGCCCTCGAGGAGCGCCACCTTGTGGGAGTTCCACCAGCCGCCCTGCGCCTGCTGCCAGGCCTCGGTGTTGGCCGCCCGCTGCTCCGGGGTGAGCTTGCCGTCGGTCGAGAGCGCGCCCTTGGTCGCGCCCCCGGCCGACCAGAAGCGGCTCGCATAGAGCTCCTCCGCCAGGGAGCGCCCGACGCTCTCCCGCGCATGCTCGATGACCGAACAGCCGGTGACGCCGTCGAGGGAGAACCCCATGAGGTGGAAGATCTCGTCCTGCGTGAAGGTCTGCTGCGGTTCCGCGACGTAGCCGCCCTGATACTGCACGGGCGAGCCCTGATAGAGATACCCGCGGCGGCCGCTCGGCAGGAGCCGCACCACCATGCGATCCGGGTTGAGCGGGATCAGCTCGCGGACGCGCCGGGTCGACCAGACGATCAGGTTGAAGAAGTTCCCGCGCAGGAGGATGTGCCGCATCCCGAGCTGGCGCCACCGGATGGCCGTCTGGTAGGGATTCGGGCGGCGGCGGAGGAGCGGATAGAGCGGATGATCGGTCGCCCGGTCCTTCCCGTCATCCGGCCGGCGCCGGTAGACGTGCAGCGGGAGCGAGCCGACCAGGTCCGAGAGGATCCGGACGCAGGCATAGACGGCGCCGAGGTGCATCGCCGCCTCGGGGCTCGCCGTGATGCCGGCCTGCGACTGGATGCCGAAGCGGGGATCCGGCTGAAACCAGAAGTTGTCCGTCGGGAGATAGGTCGCGCCGAAGGCGGGCGCCACCAGGCTCGAGAAGAGACCCATCGTCAGGACCTCCGCGTCGGCCGCGTCGGCAGGAGGCCGAGGGCGACAAGGACCGCGCCGGCCACGATCCAGCCGGCCGGGCGGGACCACTGCGCGACGCCGCCCACGATGGCCCCGGCCCCCAGGACCAGGAGCGCCGCATCGAGGATCCGCCAGATCATCCCAGGACGGTCTCGGCGGCGTCGGCGTCGTAGTAGAACGGGCTCG